CCAACGAAGTGGCCAGCGTGGTTGCCAATCAGATACAACCAATATTAGCAAACAACGAATTCACACAGTTCTACTATGCCAACTTCACTAGACCTGATTTAGCGGTGTTGAATCTTTCTTGGATTCAGAGCACCACATTGGCCAATGAAACCACTGGGTATTTTAAAAATTCGTTAGGATTTCCTGCCGCACTGGGCACTTATTCTAGCACCAATGCAAAGTTTATCACTGTAGGTAGTTTGATAAAATTTGCTGCACCTGTTGGATATTTCTTTGATACTAACAACAGATTGAAGCTAGGGGTACCCACATTGGCTAACGAACGATACTCGTTCTGGGCCAGTCCATTAAGTATCTATCTGGATGGCACCAACCAAGGTATAGGTAATTTTGTCAATGGTACCGGGCCCGTGGCGTTGAATGTATTTGTTCCCACTGGCGCTATACCAGAAGTAGTGATTCCAATCTTGGTCACTACATTGTCTACCACTTTGCAAAATGACATTGTGAATCAGATTCTATTGTATAGAAATTTTGGATTAGGGTATGACAACACCGGTAGTATTACCGGTACACCATTTACTTGGTATCTGATCACCAGCACAAATCTAGCAGTAGATGCTGATTTCAGCTTGGACAATGCTGGTAACACAACCGGTACAAATCAAGACGCTTCGTGGGTAATACAAGCAGTAAACAACGGATCAAAATACACTGTGAGCAGCCGTGCTCTATCTTACAATTTTGGATCGGTATTACAGACTAGATTCTTCTTTGAAAATGGCAATCGTATCTATGACCCTAGACTAGGTAGTGTGATTAGTGATTTTGTCAATGTATTGAAGTCCAATAGCTTACCTGATTCAAACAGCCCACTGCCAACTGACGTCTATCTCAAGATTATTGGACAACCTGTGCAAGTTGATGGCCTAGTGAATGATTTCCAAGTTGTTGTGAGCTACGAAGATCTTAACAATGACGGTATCACAGATGATCCTGATTTTTTCAACGAGATTGTGTCACCCGATGTAAATCCCAATTTAAAATATGTGTTCTTTGAGAAAACTGTGGATTTCAACAATCTACAACGCTATCTTTTAGTTGGAACAGACCGAGTGACCAGCCAATATGCCACACTGGATGATATCGAAGCAGTCAAGACGGAATATGTGATTGGTAAGATTTTTTATGCTTACAGTCAGATTATCAACACTGGCCCATTAGCAGGGCAAATTGGCGCGTTCTATCAATTGGTAATCGATGTGTATGGGGTTCGCAGTTTAATTGACGTTTCAATCGAATGGCAAGCCAGAGTAGGCCGCGGCGGACTGTATTTCCAATACAGACATAATGCTCCGCTGGCAGACAGAATTGACCCAGGAACCACAAACATCATTGATTTGTATCTGGTTACACAGGCTTATTATACTGCTTATCAAAATTGGATCACCGACAGCACAGGCACAGTTCCTGAACCTGATGTGCCCACCATTGATCAACTGACCACATCATATCAAGGGCTTGACAATTTTAAGATGATTTCTGATAACATAGTTTTAAACTCAGTGACATTCAAACCATTGTTTGGACCCAAGGCAGACGAAAATCTACGCGCCACAATCAAAGTCATCCGTGCTGCTAATTCAACTGCCAGCGTGAGCGAAATTAAAACTTTGGTAGTAGCCAACCTCAATCAATACTTTGACATTGCTATTTGGAATTTTGGTGATACTTTTTACTTCTCTGAATTAGCAGCTTATATCCATAGGAACATGGGAGGTATAGTGAGTTCTGTGGTATTAGTGCCAGTTGATCCTGACAGATACTTTGGTGATTTGTATGAGATACGATCTGCACCTAATGAAATATTTGTCAATGCTGCTGGAGTAAGTTCAGTGGAAGTGATCACTGCATTGACATCGACTAATATCAAAACTGCCCCAGGAAGTGGAGTGATTTAATGGCCACCACAAGAACCGTAGATTTTCTACCACCGATTTTTCAAACCAGCACCAACAGACAGTTTTTGGCAGCTACCTTGGACCAATTGGTTCAAGAACCTGAATTCAAAAAAACACAGGGTTATGTTGGAAGACGAATTGGGCCAGGTGTAAATCCCAATAATTACTATGTGGTAGAACCCACAGCTGAAAGAGCAAACTATCAACTTGAACCTGGTGTAGTCAGCTTGGTTCCTGATACCGGCACTATCGCTGATGCGATCACTTATCCGGGCATAACTGATGCATTAGCACGTCAAGGTGCATTTACAGATAATTCTGCAAGGTTGTATACCAGTGATTACTACTCATGGGATCCTTTTGTAAGTCTTGACAAGTTTTCAAACTACAGTCAATATTATTGGCTGCCCGGTGGACCACCATCTGTGATCGTGAGCGCAACTACCGTTCCCACCACAGGAACTTTTGATGTCACTAGGTCTGATACCGGTTATGAATTTTCAACCATATCTGGCAACAATCCTGCTCTAACATTAGTTCGTGGTGGTAATTATAAATTCTCAGTGAATCAAGCACCCAACCAGTTCTGGATACAGTCTGAGCCTGGAGTCAACGGGCGTTTATCATATTCTCCTAACATCAGTTCGAGAGATGTTTATGGAGTCACTAACAATGGTGAAGACTCTGGCACAGTGAGCTTTGATGTTCCTGACAAGAATGCCCAGCAGTTTTATTATGATCTACCACTGATAGACACAGTTCCTACACTAGGGCAAGTGGATTTATTAACCACTACTTTGCAATTTGATCAAGTCAATAATATATTGTTATCGGTATTCTTGGATCAAAATCCCAATGGTATCGACGGCATCACCAATCTTAACGGCCGCACCTTGGTTTTCACAAACACCATAACGGACCCGCAAGATGGTGGATGGTTAATCACGACACAATTTGATCCGTTGTTGGAAATACCAAGTCAGAATGGATTACCAGGAAGTTATGATAATCTAACCTACGACCAGACCACACCTATCACGAATGTTAACACCAGATACAGCGTATGGTTGATACAATATCAATATACTACCAGCGGCGAGGTCATACTCAATTTAACGTCTGTGACTCAGTGTCCAAATCTTAGCAAGTTCACTGTGATATTTGGCGCTGAATGGAGCGGCACTCAATGGTATCGTAATGCTGAAGGTTACTTTGAACAAATACCTTTGCTGACTGCGGTTCAGGATCTGCTGTGGTATCAAGATGGAACCAACCCAGACATATTTGGGCAGATCCGACTGGTAACTCAAGACAACTCTGAATTTATCAATGTGGTCACTGATATCTTGGGCAAGAAAACATACACATCCCCGAATGGAGTAGTGTTTACTAACAATCTCAAAATCACATTTGAAGGCACCGTGGTTCCTTCGAGCTATCAGAGCCAAACCTACTATGTTGCAGGAGTTGGCACAGCTATACAACTATTGCCGGTAACTGATTATGTCACACCAGAGATCGTAAGAACTGCTACTTTACCTTGGGACTTTGTGCCTTGGGATACCAGTAACTGGGATGGCACGTTGAATGAACCGTTGGATCTTGATTATATCACTATAGCACTAGATAGTCCTGACCTCAATGCATGGACACGATCAAATCGTTGGTTCCATGTTGACGTAATAAATGCCGCAGCCACTTACAATAACACCACAGCCGTGTTAGATAATAGGTTCCGCGCTAAACGTCCTATCATAGAGTTCCGTGGCGGTATACGATTATACACTATGGGGACCCAGGCCAAGGAACCAATAGATGTTATCGATCTCAATCAAACCGATGCATTATCAAAGGTTAATGGCCGAACTGGATATTACATAGATGGATATGAATTGCAACAAGGTAGCAGAGTTATCTTTGCACGTGATTCAGATCCGCAGGTGCGCGACAAAATCTATGTGGTCAACTTTATCAGTCCGGCCTCTGATGAATTGCATGACAGCACATTAAAATACGTACAACCTGTTATTGATCTTGTTCTTGCATCGGACGCTGAATCATTGATAGATCAATGTGTGGTATGTCTTAGTGGTAATACATTGCAAGGTGTGACCTTCTATTATGATGGTGTGCAGTGGATACAAGCACAGCAAAAGACATCTGTTAATCAAACACCTATGTTTGATGTGTATGATCTAAATGGATACAGCTTGGGCAATAGCGCAGTATATCCTAGTTCCACTTTTAGAATAACTAAAAATAATCTTGGCACTATCGTTGGCGGTAGTGCATTGTTTAGCTATGCTCTGGGTACCAGTGGCATACAGGATACTGTGTTGGGATTTCCACTGAGATATCTCAGCTTGAACAACATTGGTGATATTGTATTTGATAATAATCTCTATGTGGATACATTCATCTACACTCGAGACAATATCAGCACAACTGAGAACATCAGCAAAGGTTATGTGAAACAGTATGCCGATAGAACTGTATATCAAAAGGAGATTGGGTGGCAACGGGCCGCGGTCAAGAGCCAGATTTATCAACAATTTAGTTTTACCTATGCTCCGGTGGCCATCAGCGGTTACATAAATGAAACCACACTCACAGTCACTACTGCTCCTGCCGACGGATCATCCTTGCAGATAGGGCAAGAATTAAGAGGCAAAGGCGTGACCGCAGGCACAGAGATTACTGGACTGATCAGCGGCACAGGTGGAACAGGAACCTACTCAGTAAGCATTTCTCAGACTGTGCTACCCACTGCAATCACAGCAACAACACCATTTATCTTGGATGTGGCTGTTTTACTCAATGGCCCCATACCAAGTATTAAACTTTACGCCACGAGCATTTCACAGAATTACAGCAGTCAGTTCCAAGATCCAGGAACATATACTATTACCACTTCAGATAATAACACAGTGGTAAGAATCAATACCAATACAGAATTAGTGTATGGTGACATAGTAGAAATACTGGC